CTTTCCGTCTGCCATACGCTTCCGCTGTCCCCATGTCACGTTTTCAGAGATGGAACGCGATTCCTCCTGTGCAAGGGAGCTCATGATCGTTATGAGCAACTCGCCCTTTGCGTCTAGCGTGTAGATATTCTCTTTTTCAAAATATACCTCAATCCCCTTCTCCTTCAGCTTTCTGACGGTAGTAAGACTGTCAACGGTATTACGGGCAAAACGGGATACAGATTTTGTAACGATCAGGTCAATTTTTCCCGCCAAAGCGTCGTCAATCATAGCATTAAAGCCGTCACGGTGTCTTGTATTGGTCGCTGAGATACCCTCATCCGTGTAGACATTAACGAATTCCCAGTCTGACCGGCTTTTGATGTAATTCGTGTAGTATTCGACCTGTGCGGTGTAGGACGTCCGCTGTTCTTCAGAATCCGTTGACACACGGGCGTATCCTGCGACTCTGCGTTTGGTTTTCGTATCCAGCGGCATGAATGTTGCCGTATTCAGCTTCTGCGGAATAATTGTAATTTTCGCCATTTCTTGCTCCTTTCTCTCGTCTGCTGACCGGTCGCTGCCCGCATTTCCGCTGTCCAGCTTTCTGAGCGTGAGCGGTCTTGCCAGATAATTGTGCGCTCAGAACCGTCTGAAAACTGAAAGCGGATGTGATTCGGTTTCGGAATAATGATCTGAGAAATCGCTGATTTGAGAAGAGTTTCATCAAATACTGATATGCCCAGCACCTCACAACAAGCTGCGATCAGCTTTTCCTCCGGAATCTGTTTTGCGGTCGGACAGTATTTCTTGCCTTTCCGGTTGTAGGTTGAACATATCCACACGATTCCTGTCGCAGTAGTTTTCCGGCGATAGGATTTCCCGCAGCATCCGCATTTTATCATACCCGTAAATGGGTATACGCCGTGCGTATCTTTCTGGGCTGTAAAACGCTGATGTTCCTGCATGATCTCCTGCACACGCAGAAAGGTCTCCTTATCAATGATTGCCGGATGCGCGTCTTCCACATGAACCTGCGGGCACTCACCGTTATTTTTTCGTTTTCGCTTCGTCAGATGATTCTCGTTATAGAATTTCTGCAACAGTAAATCCCCACAGTATTTTTCGTTTGTCAATATTCGCCGCACACCTTCCGCCGTCCACTCACATCCGTTTTTCGTCCGGATTTTCTGTTCATTCAGCATATTTGCAATCGACTGTCCGCCGCTGCCTTTTAACGCTTCAGAGAAAATCAACCGGACGATTTCAGCTTCTTTCGGGATAACCACAAGTTTGCCGACCCGATTTCGCTTATATCCGAGCATGATCACTGTACTGACCTTCCCCTGTCTGAAATCGTTGCGGATACGCCATTTCTGGTTTTCACTTACCGAGTAGCTTTCTTCCTGTGCGTAAGAAGATAAAATGGTAAGCATAAGTTCACCGTCCGGGCTGATCGAGTGGATATACTGCTCTTCAAAATAGACATCCACACCCAGCTCTTTCAGCTCACGGACAGTTTCCAGCAGAATCACCGTGTTGCGGGCGAAACGGGATATCGACTTTGTTATGATAAGATCAATATTTCCGGCACGGCATTCTGAAAGCAGCTTCTGAAACTGTTCCCGGTTCTCCTTTGTGCCTGTCAAAGCTTCATCAGCATACACACCGCAGAACAACCATTCCGGATTGCTCTGGATGAGGCTGTTGTAGTAGCTGACCTGCGCCGACAGGGAATGCAGCATCGCGTCCTTGCCGCTGGATACTCTGGCATATGCTGCCGTCCGCAGCAGTTTGATTTTCTGTGCATTGGGGAACTGAACCCTTTCAACTTTTCGTTCCACAGCACCACCTCCTTGTCTACCATGTTACCGTCTATCGAGCCATAAGTCAACGATTTTACGCGGTTTTCAGCGAAATATGCTGCACGAAGATACGCCGTATTTCTGTGCCATCATTGTATCAATTCTGGTATACTCTTTCTTGCTGATCATAGACTGTTTCAGCAGGGATCGTACCCACGCCATAACCGTCTGATAGCGTAATATCTTATCGTACAGTTCACTTTTTGTCATGATAGACCTCCTTGGATTTGGCGTAGCAGTTACGGGAGCAGTAAATACGGTGCTTGCTTTTGTATGATAAGAAATGCTCTTTGCAGACAGGGCAGATACGCTCAGTCTGTGAATTTCTCCGAATCAAGGCCGTGTTTTCTGCCCACCACAGTTGGCGGCATTTATCAGAGCAGAACTTTTTTGTTTTCCGATGTTCGGCTTGTGTGATGCTTTTATGACATTGCAGGCAGAAGTGTACATTATGCCCTGTGATTCGTCCTGACAGGATATTATTTCTATTGCAGAACGATTTGATCGTATTTATGGAAAGTCCGAGCTGTTCCGCAATAGAAGGAATTGGTACTCCTGCATCTCGCATAGATGTGATTGCTTGCTTTTGCTCAATTGTCATCGCTTACCTCCTCGCTGTATATGAAAATAGAAGGGCAGAGAAAAATCCCTGCCCCTCATTCGGATCACGCTTTCACGAGCGTTCCCCTGTAAGTGTCGTTGCCGATTTTGATAGTTGCGGTCACGGTTGTGTCCGGCTTATCCTCAGACTTTTCTTCCGCAGGCGCAGCCGTCGGAGCACTCCCCCACCCGTTCAGCCCTTTCGCCTTGATGGTGGTCGGGAAATCCTTGTAGCAAATATCCAAATCCACATTGCCGCTGATGCCTGCGACCTTGCCCTTTTCGCTGTACTGCCAGATTGCATATGCGCCGCTGTAGTTTGTCTGATCGACCCAGTGCGCAAGCCAGATCGTATACCATGACTTGATGTCATCGGCGGTGTGCGTGGTGAGCGAAGATGCGGAACCGTACAGACCGACAAAATAACCGGCGGACTCCACACGCTTCAGAAACGCCCTCATAATTGCGGAGACCTGTTCCTTGCCGAGGTCGAACTGCTTTTTCTCCTCAAGGTCGAAGTACACAGGCATCTCGAACTGCTTTCCCTTGATGACAGACAGGAAAACATCGGCTTCCAGTTCTGCCTCCTCCGGGGTCATAGCATAAGAATACCAGTATGCACCGACCGGAATGCCGACGGCTTTTGCTCCCGCATAGTTCTGCTCGAACTTCTGATCTTTCTGGGATTCCAGCTTACCGTAGCCTGCACGCAGGATAGCGAAATCAATGCCGTCAGCCTTGACCTTTTGCCAGTCGATGTCACCGTTGTGGACGCTTACATCAATGCCCTTCATATCCTCACCTCCAAAATACTTGTAGAAATCATCTGTCACCGAGCTGTTTCCGTGAACTTCATCGCCGTACCATTTTGAACCAGGTCTCACATCCACATGCGTGTAGATGTAAGCGGAAGTGATATTTGCAATGCCCGTGAACCCGATATCCTGCGCCTTGCAGCAAACTGTTTTTGAACTGATCGGCTGTCCGTCCTGACCGTAACAGCAAATATCCGCTGCATTACCGAGTGTATGCTGTCCGGTACCGCTTCCGCCGACATTCTTGTCATGCGTAACACAGCGGAAACCGGAAGTGACCTGAATCTGCGAACAGTTCAGCGCGGAATGCAGCTGTTCAAGCTTGTCGATCAGATCGGAATTTACCTGAAAATCATGCGCTTTTCCGCATTTACAGCGGAATTCGCTAGTCTTGAAATGCGGCGAAAGCTGCGAAGAATCATCATATTTGTAGGTCTGAATCATTTCTTATCATCCTCCATCTTATCGATCATTTCCTGAATATTATCATCAATGTGCTGCGCCCGCTTCTGCAACACCTCAATTGCTTTTTTGATTGCAGGCGGATACGGGATTCCCATGAGCGATGTGTTTTCAATAATGGAAAGCAGTTCATTTGCACAGAAGCCGATGCAGGTCGCGTCACGGATATATGTTGTTCCGATCATAATATCCATACGGACAGCCACAACGACCATGAGCAGAATACAGAACTTCTTCGCAAGACCGACCCAGCCCGCTTTTGAGCTGAGTTTGCCGGTTTTGCTGTGCTTCGATTTGCCCATTGTTGCGGCGATCAATCCCGTGGTAAAATCAATCGCCATGAACAGCACAAGCGTAATCAGAGCCGAATCCCACCCTCCGAGCAGTGCCGCAAAAAAGCCGCCGATGACTCCGGCGGCGGTACAGATATTTTCTTTCATTCAATCATCCTTCCTCAAATCGTCACATCCACTATCTTCACAGAACGAATCATCGGGCTTGTGTTG